GACTTGTTAATGGTGCAACTGTATGGCATAACGGACCTGTAGTTGAAGCATTAGAGAGAGGTGCAGTTCTACTTCTTGATGAAGTTGATTTAGCATCTAATAAGATTCTTTGCTTACAATCTGTTCTTGAAGGTAAGGGTTTATTCATTAAGAAGACTGGTCGTTATGTAGAACGTAAACCAGGATTCAACATCATTGCAACTGCTAACACTAAGGGTAAGGGATCTGATGATGGTAGATTCATAGGAACTAATGTTCTTAATGAAGCATTTCTTGAGAGATTTGCTTTAACCTTTGAGCAAGAATATCCTCATGTTAAAACTGAGCAAAAGATTCTTGAGAAGGCAGCAGGTAATCTAGGTGTACTTGATAAGAAATTCTGCGAGAACCTTGCTAACTGGGCAGACATTATTCGTAAGACATTTAACGATGGTGGTATTGATGAAGTTATCTCTACTCGTCGTCTAGTACATGTTATCCGTGCCTTTGCAATCTGGAACAATCGTATGAAAGCTATCAAAGTTTGCGTAAATAGATTTGATGATGAAACTAAGCAGTCATTCTTAGAATTATATGATAAGATAGATGCAGATGTAAACGTAAACGGAGAAGAAAATGGAGAAACCGTTTGATGGATACCTTGGACACATCCTCCGTCTCAAAGACGGTAGGAGTGTCCGTATTGTCGGGGATGGAGGTGAGGAATGGAAAGCAACTCACAGAATTAATGTGGTTGATCTTGACGGAAATCAATTTCAATGTTATCATGGGGATATAGATCATGTATGGAGCGAAAATTGAAGTACAATGAAGGTGAGATCCTTAAAGAGATCTCAGATTATGAGAGTAGTACATATAGTGCTCACTACAGTAAGAATGGGATTCAAACATTAGATCTCATTGATTCTGTTGGTGATGCTGAAGCATTCTGTAGGTCTAATATTTTGAAATATGCTTCACGTTATGATAGGAAGGGTTCAGCACGTAAGGACATCATTAAGATTGCCCATTACGCTATTCTCCTTTTACACTTTAGCGATAAGCAAGCTAAAGCAAACCAGATTAACGCACAAAACCCTACATCCTTTTCAGTTGATTATGACAAATGAGTAAAGTAACACTATCTAAAAAAACATTAGACGTTCTTAAAAACTTTTCGACTATCAATTCATCAATTGTATTTCGTCAAGGTTCAACAGTTAGAACTATATCTAATGCAGAAAACATTCTAGCAAAGTTTACTGGTGAAGAAGTATTCCCTTCTGACTTTGCAATCTATGACCTTAGTCAGTTCCTTAGTGGTATCTCTTTATTCAACGATCCTCAACTAGAATTTACTAGTGGTGATTTTGTAAACATTAAGGGTGGTCGTCAGTCTGCTAAGTATTACTTCTCTGATCCTGAGATTACACTAAAGTCTGCACCAGAAAAGAATGTAAAGTTTCCTGGTGCTGATGTAGAATTTAGTCTTTCTGCTGATGATCTTATAGCTTTGCAAAAAGCATCTGCAGTTTATAGTTTGCCTGATCTTACTTTCTATTCTGAAGAAGGTTCTGATCAAATCAAACTTATTCTTAGGGATAAAGAAAATGATACCAGTAACACTTACGACATAACTGTTTCGGGTTGTACCACTGGAACCTATTCTCTTGATCTTAAGATTGAGAACATTCGTGTTCTACCAGGTGATTACTCTGTTAAAGTATCTCAACATCTAATTTCAGAGTGGGTTAATACTGATGTTGATCTAACCTATTACATTGCCCTTGAACCTTGAGTAAAGAATTTTTATGGGTGGAGAAATACCGCCCAAATATTATTGATGACTGTATACTCCCTCAGAATATTAAAGAAGTGTTTAAGGGTTTCGTCAAACAAGGTGAACTTCCTAACCTTTTGTTAAGTGGTACTGCTGGTGTAGGTAAGACTACAATAGCTAAAGCTTTGTGTGATGAGATTGGTGCTTCCTATATCATAATCAACGGATCTGATGAGGGACGTTTCCTAGACACAGTGAGAAATCGTGTAAGGCAATTTGCCACTACAGTCTCATTGACCTCTGGAGCGTCCCACAAGGTCGTTATTATAGATGAGGCAGATAACACAACCAATGATGTTCAGTTGTCCTTGAGGACTGCTGTAGAGGAGTTTCATAGTAACTGCCGTTTTATCTTCACTTGCAACTTCAGTAATAAGATTATTGAACCATTGCATTCACGTTGTACAGGTGTTGATTTTAGAATTAAACCTGAACAAGCAGTGAAACTTCAAGGTGAGTTTTTCAATCGTCTTAAAACTATTCTTACAAGTGAAAATGTTAAATTTGAAGATAAAGTTCTGGCTAAACTTGTTAGGAGGTATTATCCTGACTGGCGTAGGCTTATCAATGAGTGTCAACGCTATTCTGCTAGTGGAGCCATTGACTCAGCTATTCTTGTTGATGTTGCTGATGTTAATCTTGATTCTCTTCTTTCGTCGTTAAAGAAGAAAGATTTTACCACAGTTAAAAACTGGGTAGTACAGCACATGGATAATGATCCTACAATGGTCATGCGTAAGATCTATGATAGTTTGTATGATGTATTAAAACCTTCTTCTATTCCTGAAGCAGTTTTAGTCATTGCCAAATACATGAACAATATTCCTATTGTTCCTGACCAAGAAATAAATTTGTTAGCTTGCCTAACAGAAATTATGATGAGTTGTGAATTCAAATGATTACTAAAGAAAAACAGAGAAACCAAGTAAAGTCTAAATTCTATTACATCTTTTGGGGTGTAGCTACATTTTCTGTAGTTGCTGGACAAGTGTATGTTGGTTCTGGGTATAGAGCATTCGCTAATTCTCTAAACAGAATCTTTGATACTATTGAAATAGAATATAAAACTGGACCTAGATTTTACTAATGAAATCTGAAACAGCAAAGAAACTTATATCAAATATAAGATTTGGTCAGACTAGAAATGCTGCTAGAAAAAGTAAAGGTCAAGGTTTAACTGTTAAAGATATTGATCTTACTCCTGATGATTTGATCAGGAAGTTTCAAGATCAAGATGGTAAATGTTATTGGTCTGGTATTGCTTTAGATGAAAGTTACAATTACATAACAAGACATCCATTGGCAATATCTGTAGATAGACTAGAGAATAAGAAAGGATACACATTTGATAATGTTGCTCTAACTCTTAGAGTGTTTAATTTAGGGAAAGCTTCATACACAGGAGACTTTTCCGAAGTAGTTCAAACCATTAAAGAATCTTGGAAATGAAACGAACACAAAACAAAGAAAATTATTATTACCTATTCTGGATTGTAGCTATGGTTGCTTTTATAGTACCACAAGTAGTTACTGCATTTGCTTACCATAGACTTGCAGATCATTTGAATGGTACAATTAAAGTTGAGGTTATTGGTAATGCCCCAAACAACTAAGTCATTAAAAACACCCCTTAGGTATCCTGGTGGAAAGAGTAGAGCAACTGTAAAGCTTGCACAATTCTTTCCTAATATGGATAAGTATAAAGAGTTTAGGGAACCTTTTCTTGGTGGTGGTTCTGTAGCATTATATGTTACAAAGATGTTTCCACACTTAGAGATCTGGGTCAATGACTTATATGAACCTTTACACAATTTCTGGTGTGAGCTACAACACAACGGACAAGATCTTGAAGATGCTATTTTGTCTTTGAAGAATCTGCATCCAGATAGAACAACCGCCAGAGAACTATTCAACCAATCAAAAGAAGATGTAAATGACAAAGAAAAATCAAACCTTGCTCGTGCCTGCGCTTTTTATATCGTTAATAAGTGTTCCTTTAGTGGTCTTACTGAGTCTTCCTCGTTCTCCCCACAAGCATCAGAATCCAATTTCTCCTTTAGAGGAATTGAAAGACTTAGCGAATACTCCAAACTCATTGAGAACTGGACAATAACAAATCTTTCTTATGAGAGAATGTTATCAGATGAGAAAGATGTATTTACATACTTAGATCCTCCTTATGATATTAAAGACAATCTCTATGGTAAGAAGGGTGGTATGCATAAGAGATTTGATCATGATGAGTTTGCTAACTGGTGTGATACATTCTGTGGTCACCAGTTGATCTCATACAACTCTGATCAAATTGTTAAGGATCGTTTCAAGGAGTGGACAGCTGGAGAATTTGCACACACTTACACCATGCGGTCTGTGGGATGCTATAATATAGATCAAGCATCAAGAAAGGAACTAGTCCTTACAAATTATGAAGTGTGAAGTAAAACTATTCAAAGCAGGCACCGTCTTCACTGAAGAAGTTATTGCTGTAGATTATCAAGATGCACGCAAGGTAGCTCTTGCTCGTAATCCTGGTGCTACTGTAGTGGGTGTTACTGCAACCTTTAAGTAAATTTGATGATTAAATTATGGAAGATATGGAAGTATGCATTGGGTAGCTTCTCTGATGAAAAAACTGAACCCTACGACAACTACGTTGTTCTGGTACGTTCTATTATTTTCGTATCTTATCTCGTCACTAACTGTTTTATTATTAGCGGAGTAATCCGTCATTGGAATAATGTACCAACTGAAAGACTACCTATACAGCATCAATCAATCCAAGAAGAACATATTGGATGATGATCCTGATGCTGTTAGAAAGTATCCAGCATATGTAGTGAATAGATGTTTGTCATCCTTCACTGACACTGTGTTGTATGCTAATGAGATGAATAAGAATTCTCATCTCCCACCTAAGATGCAATATGACTTTTTCATAAATAGTGTGAAACCAAGGAAAAGATTTTCTCCTTGGGCTAGGAAAGATTCTATTGATTATCTTGACGTAGTTAAAGAGTATTATGGTTATAATGATGATAAGGCTCTCCAAGCACTAAGGATTCTCACCAAGGATCAACTAGATAAAATTACATATCTATTGAGAAAAGGTGGTAACAATGGCAAGCGAAGTTGAAGTCCAGTGGAAACAATCAGACATGGTTGAGGTCACACTGGGTGAACCAGATGATTTCCTGAAGGTGAGAGAGACATTAACACGTATTGGTGTAGCTTCTAGGAAAGAGAAGAAGATATACCAGTCATGTCACATCCTTCATAAGCAAGGTAAGTATTACATAGTTCATTTTAAAGAACTGTTCGCACTTGATGGGAAGAATACTAACTTCTCAAGCAATGATCTTCAGAGAAGAAATAGGATAGCAAAACTTCTATCTGATTGGGGATTGATTAGCATAGTTAAAGAAGAACAAGTTGCAGATCTTGCACCTTTGAATCAAATCAAAGTGTTAAGTTTTAAAGATAAAAGTGATTGGACACTAGAATCCAAGTATAATATTGGTAGGAAAAAGACAGAGGATTGATGCTTGAAAATCATCCTTCAAGGATTAAATATGATAATCCTAAAATGTATCATTGGAAGAGTTGGGAGCCAAATACTCCCTTTGCTCCTTCATGGGACATTCCAATTTACGTTGATACCGTAGGTAAGAGAGTAACAACTGATTTAGTTAATTTAATTGATGGAACATCTGCTTGCCTAGACAGAACAAAATGGGAATCGTATAATATATTCTCTTGGG